AATTCACTTTAAATAGATAAGTGGCTTCGGCCACCCACCTTAGGTTTACTTTAGGTATGCCAGACAGGTGTTGGTTCAGCCGGGGCGGCAGCCTCAGTTTGTGTGGTAACTTGCGAAGGCGGTTGCTCCGGCTGGCCTGATGGCGGCCCTTCATTCAAGGGCTTGTACCCGACAATTTTATTTTTGGCCGGCCAATCGTCTTTGGCTGGTTCAGTCCCGACCTTTAGGATAAGGCGCTTACCAATTAGTTCATCAGTATCACCGATCCTCGGGATGCCCAGGGCCACGCCCATCTCGTTAAGCTCCTGTTTGGCTATCTGAACGGCCTTCTCTGATGTCGAGTGCCACAGATTAAAGTTCTGCCAAAGATGGCCGCCGGTGCCTAAATCAAATTGAATTTGCAGGTACGTATCGCCAGCCTTGCTCTGTTTGGCTTCAGCCCCGACAATAGCCGCCGGGTAATCGCCGTCCGTTAACAGCGGCCAATCACCGCTGCTAATGTCATTAGGATCAACATTGTGGTTAAGAATTACCATTTTTTTTCTCCTTCTTGGGTTTAGGTGATATGGCATTTGCTAGAACCGACCATTCAAACTCCAGCTCGGCTGGAATATCGTAACGGCTCTTGGCAATAAAACTGGGTTTCTCTTGCGTATAGAGAACTCTTGAGCCGTCTCCGATTGCAATGTTTTTGGTTTGACCGAACCCCTTATCGACACTCTTCATCGATGTAAAATAATTGGCGAATCCGACGATGTCGGAATATTCCATGCAGGTCGCGGCTGCCTTTTTCTGCAGCTTGGGCATCCATCTGTCATAGCCCTCGGATGCCGGATCTTCGTAACGCTTGAGCTCGCTGTGCGCCAGCATGATGATTGCCATGCCCTTTTTGCTGCGAAGAATGTTCAGCTTATCAAACACCGCACGAAAATGGCCATCCGCATATTCGTAGCCCTTGCCATAGCCAAAGTCCTCGATCTGCATGAGATTTTTGGTTTTATAATTGGGGTTGGTTTTTCCTTCCTCGACGGTCTTTCTATATATAAGAGGCGCGAGCCAATCCAGGGTATCGATCACAACCGTGCCGTGCCCATGCTTCTCGGCAATCAGCGTATCGATCGCTTCGTTGATTTCCTCAAAGCTCTCGGCTTTCGGAAACCGTGCCGCGCCGGCAACATCCGCGCCGTCTTCAGTTTGAATGAAAATAGGGTTTCTGGACTTGCTGGCAAAAGTCGTTTTGCCGACACCGGGTCTTCCATAAATTAAAATGCGCGGCGGCAATATAGTCTGGCCAACCACAACATCTTTCAACGATAACACCATTTTTCGTCTCCTCGGTTTGAACTCCTCGGGGCGGGACAAATACAGAGCCAAACCGAGGAGTTCGATTTTAAATATCGCCCTGCACCTGCCCCGCTAAATCTTTAATAATGACCTGGCAGCCAACCACGTTCTCGGACCAGTAAATATCAAGGTGATGCACCCAATGGTCATCCTCGAGAATTTTGTGGTGACATAAAATATCAAGCACACTTTTGGTGAGGTTATCGATGTCACGTCGCCGTTTATCAGGGCGGCCTACAGCAATTTCAATTTTCACCGGGTGTGCAAAAGTCTTGGGCTTGTCCTGTTGAGCGAGATGCCGTCCTGCATCCGTGATCCACTCGGTGTACTTTTTGGTTTTGTATGTGCGATTACCTTTGTGGCGCCATAACGTATTGACTGAAGGAGGATATGGCAGCAGGAAAATATTCATTCGCTTGCCAGCTCAAATGCGTTTTGATGGTCGTTAGCGAGAACCGCGCCGTCTGTAATTTCGCTGATGATGCTGTTCCACTTTGGCTGTGGGCGGTTGGTTCCAGTGGCCCAGTAATAAACTGCAACACGTGTACATCCTATGCGCATGGCGGCTTGCTGGTAATTTAAGTCCTCTTTTTTGAGCCAATCCCGTAACAACATAACTGTACCAGACATACTAAACGCGTTAAAATAATTTTACGCACCCTATTACGTGCTTATTAAAAAATCAATAAAATTTTATTTGTGGTCTATCGAAACACAAATGTTGCGTTGCCGCAGCTCGTGGAATCTAAAACACTAGCGTTTTGGATTTTTCAATAAATTATTCTTGTGGGGTGGATTAAAAAAGTGTAAGAAAACTTTACGATATGAATAATATAGATAAATTAGCACGCCATATGGGCGTCAGCATTGGGGAGCTTGCTCGCCGGATTGACATGCAGCCGCACACACTGCGCCGGTATGCGCGTAACGAAAGCCAGCCAAAGCCGGACCTTGCCCTGAAGCTTGCTAGCGTATTTGGGTGTGACCCCAGCGAGGTGTTAGGTTTTACAACATCAGAAAACATTCCTTTGTCGCGGATTCCTTTGTATGGATCAGCGGAGGCCGGCCTGGGTTCCGACATCACAAATATGGATCGCGCAATAGATCATGTGGGCCGGCCCAGCTTTTTACTATCGGCGTCGAGTGCGTATGCTGTATATGTGATTGGGGAAAGTATGGAGCCAAGATTCAGGTCCGGCGAGATCGTCTATGTTGATCCGGCTGTTCCTATTCGCGGCGGTGCCGATGTCATTGTGCAGATGGCTGACGAGGATAAGCTGACCGCTATTGTAAAAGAATATTCACGGGCGAACGATGATGCAATTATTTTAAAACAATATAATCCCGAAAAGAAAATTACGATTGAAAAATTTCGGGTCACATCCATTCACCTCATTCGAGGGATATATATGGCGTAATAAGAAAAATTACGTTTTTTATTGATTTAGTAATTATTCTGTACTACAAGGTGCTACAAGGTGCCACAAGGTACCACAAGGTACGTGGAGGTACAGATGAAAACTTTTTTCCTAGAGTCTTTTGCGCTCACTTTATTATTTTGCGCCGGCTATGTGGCCTTCCATGTAGGGTGCGCGCTGGATGACTACTGTTCCGCCGCCAATGGTATGCTGTAGTGGGAGCGGTGCTAACGCCTAAACAGGCAGCCATCGAGCTTTGGCATACTGACGAAGATCCAGTTGTCGATCATAAGGGAAACCTCAAACCAACCTATTCAAACCGAATCTATCGGTGGATTAATTCAGACGCGATTCGATCCTTCAAAGTTGGAAGGGCTGTTTTTATTCCACGCTCTGCGATTGATGAACTATGAGAACTCGCAATCCGATAGTAACCAGTCGTACAAAAAACTTTCATTTTAGCGTGACCTTTGATCATGGCATCCCGGTTGAATTTTTTATTGTCGGGCGCGGCACTGTTGGGCATGACCTCGACGAAGAGCTGCACAAGCTTTCAATCGAAACCTGTAAAATGATGCAAGGGGAATATTTAAATGAGCAACCTGATTAATCAATTAGATTGGCTGGCCCCTTGGGGCAAAACCGAAACTTCGCACGCCGCTGCCGAAAAAGTTCAGCTTACTGTTCAATATAAACGCGAGGTCGTCCTCGAGACTCTACAGCAAGCCGGTGTTCGGGGCGTCATTGCATATGATTGCTGGAAGGATTGTTTCCCGGAAGGCACCCTTGAGAGTTCGATCCGGCCAAGATTTACGGAACTTTGTAAAAAGGGGCTGGCATACAGAACCAACCTCAAAAGAATGAACGGCCGGGGAAACGACGAATCAGTTTATCGAATTGTTATATGATCTATCCGAATTTCCGAGACGTCGAAGGCAAGTTGTTCCTGATTTTGGATAAAGATAATAAAGAGATTTTCCATGAACAAATAAGCGCAGGTGAGGCTTGGAGACTGACAAGGCAATTATTAAAATATCTTGAGAATCTTGATAATAAAAAATGAACTGTTGGATTTGCAACGCCTACATGATTTTTGGGGGAAACGCTGACGTCGAAGGTTCCGATAAATACGGCCTTGAAACCAATTTGAGTTGCCCCGATTGCGGGGCATTTGTTTTGGTTTACCATCCGATTAACAAGAAAAATAATGCGGAAAAAAAAGAAAACCGGCCAGAATGATATTTTGCGCCGTCATCTATCATCAATAAAAACCGGGGTTTGCAAGTACTGTGGCATCAACCTGTACGGCAAAGGAAAAGAGCAAAGGCCGGCGGCGTTTGCCTTTCCTTGTTCAGTTAAAGATTGTCCTTATTAATGCGCTCTGCGAGCGGCGGTTAATTTTTTACTGATCTGTTTGTCGCGCTTGGCGTTAGACAGCCAGGTCGCATACTGCTTTTTGGTAAAGTTAATATCAGTATGACCCATCAACTGCGTGACTGTTGCTTCAGTAAACGTTACATCAAAAATCAGGATCGATGCAAAATGGTGGCGCAATTCGCGGAGTGTTACAGGATCAGCGCCGGCAGCTTTACACGCCGGGATTACGCCACGGTTGCGCCAGTTGTCGCCGTCACCAATGCCGCCTTCCCTGTTGGGAAAGATCAGGTTGTTGCCGCGCTGTTCTAGCGGCTGGGCAATTTTCCACGCACGCAGCATCCGCACAAGGTCATCATCGAGTGCGATAATACGGTTGCCCGAATATGTTTTAGGCTGTCCGAGACTGCCGCCCTTTTTGATGGCACGATCAATGGTGAATGTGGCGCTGTTCTGGTCATCACCAAAACTGATCTGATCCCATGTAGCGGCTCGCAGCTCGCCAACCCGGACGCCGGTATAGGCGATCATTTCGATCTGCCTTTTGTAGTTCTCGCCGGCGGCAGCAATAATCTTCTTGACGTTGTTCGAAGAGATGCGATCGGCCAGACTTTTTTTGCCGTTCAAAGATGCCGCGATATCTTCCACATCATTCGCGCCGTCATTTTTAGGCAGCTTCAAATCCCTGGCGGGGTCATACGCAATAAATTCGGACAACACGGCGTCCTTAAAAATTGCTTTAAAATGAACCAGGATCTTTTTGGCAGTCGCCGGCGCACGCCCTGTACGGATCTGGGGGAGTACCATCTTGGCCAATGGGCCGGCACGTAGCTCGCTAACCTTGACCTTACCGATGGGCTGGCCACCAAAATTAAATTTGCGGATATGGTTGGCGCTGCACTCCATGTTGCCCAGTTCGCCCTCACCGATATCGCCGAACTGAACGCGTTCTTTATTTGAATCGAGCCAGGATTTGATGCAGGTTTCAAAACTAACGGCGCTCGTCGGGTCAATAAATTTACCTTCGAAATGGTCGTGCGTCCATTCAC